CTGTATACGATATCTCTATAAAGTTGTCTACATGCCTGCTCAATAAACTTCTCTTTTAATTCCGGTTTTCTAAAACAATACCAATCAAAAGAATTTTGAGTGTAACTATCATCAAAATCAAAACCTGCTGAAGGGTCAATCAACTCTAACAAACCCCTACTCTCAACTATTTTTAAAAATCTTCGGACACGTTCCCATTCTTCATCATCACTTGAGCCAAAGGCTGATAGGAATTCTAAATCAGTACCCGTATTAAATCTATCAATTAAATTTTTTAATGCCATACAAATATAAATATAACAAAAAAGGGGATTTTGTCCCCTTTAATTTCTTTAACCCCTCAATGTTTAATTACTTTTTGTAATACTTCTCAACTGTTTTTCTAACCGCCTCTTGAATCGCACTGTTTTTTGGTGTAGTCGTAGTTGGTGGTTGTTGAACCGGTTGTGGTTGAGGTTGGTTATTTTTGCATCCGCATCCCATAGCAATAAATTTTTTATAGTTTATTTATTGATAAATATTTATGATTATGGTTTCATAGTAAATAATATCGGATATTTATAAATAACATTATGGAAAAAATCATATTAAAAAAACAAGATATAACAAAACTCATACGAGTTATTAAAGAAGAAGACGAAACACCAGAGCTTTCTGATGTTATTGAAGTTACACCTGATGAAATTTATCAATTGCTTCCTGCGATTGACTACAACTTAAAAGCATTATCAAAGTTAAGAAAATACAGAGATAAAAAAATAGTGGTTAATGGTAAATTGAGTTTAAGGGATTCGAAAATCAAATCTTTAGGTCCAATCATTAGAATTAATGGGGATTTGGATATGGTTGATAGTGGTATTGCTTCACTAGATGGTGTAACAGTAACGGGTAGAATTTCTGATTGGGGTAGTGAGATGGCAAAAATCAGAGAAAAAAGAAGAGTTGCCGGTGAATTAGCAATGGGTCAATCAAGAAGAGAAGATAATGAATGGTCTTTGGAAAATGCGGATGAAGAAGGATTATGTGCTATCGCAGTTTTTCAATACCTTCAAGAAGAAGAACCAGATGAAGTTCAAACAGATGAAGATATTGATAATTTAAGACAATTAAAAGAACGTAGAGGAAACATATATTACGACCAAGAACAAGGTAATGATTCAGATGAGTTACAAGATGAGTTAGATTCTATTGACGCTGAAATAGAAGAAATAGAAGAAAAGATTGATGTTTATAGTTTGATTCCGAGTAGATATAATTACTATGGAAAAATGCGCGTATATGAAATATACCAAGGAAATTTACATGGAAATTCATACGCATCATCAACAGAAAGTGAAGCCGAAAAGGCGGCACTTCAATATGCGGAGGAATATGTAGATGAGCATGGGGTTACAGCATTTAATGAACATTTTTGGATGGACCACTTGGACGAAGAAAGTATTTTAGATTACTTTAGAGATTTTTACGAAGATGATGTCAGAAATAATACTGATGTGTATTTTGACGACGATGATTTTGAATTGACTAATGAACAAGAGGAAAGGAAAGAACAATTAGAAAATTATATAGAGGAGATGGAACAACTCAAATCTGACACTGAAGACAAGCAAAGTGATTTGGAAGATTCAGATAGTGATGAATATTATGAGTTGGACGAAAAGATAAAAGAAATTGAAACAAATATTGAAACCGCACAAGAAGAATTAGACGAAATTGAGCCTGACAAAGAACCGACACAAGACATGATTGATAGAAAGGTAGATGATTTTTTAGATGATGTTAAATACGATTATAGGGCAAAATTAGATGAGTTCGGAATGGATATTTCAGATTATGTTGATAAAGACGCTCTTGCTCAAGCGTATGTGGACTCAGATGGAATAGGAATCATGAATGGATACGACGGCACATATGAAACCACTTATGTAAATGATGAAACATATGTCGTAATGAGAATGTCGTAATGAGAACGAATTAACCTTTAATAAATCCCAATATTTTATTATAATTTATTAAAAGAAAAAATATGTCGGGAAGAAAATTAAAAAAAGGTTTTGAGTTTTTATTAAACACAGATTGGTTGTTTCAAACCCCAATTGATTTAGAACACAAACAATATGTTCTTTTAAGTTATTTTCAAAAACTTAATGAACGATTTGATAAATTTGAGGTTTACCCCTCGTTTATTGAATTGTCTTTGCATTTTGCCAATGTCAGAACGATGATTAGTGAAAACAAAATGTTATCAACCGAAAAGAAATTTGAATACTTTGACGATGAACTTTTGGTGTCAGATTTAAAATACAATCAAGTCCCTGAATTAAATATCGATGATAATGGTCAGTACCAAGAAATCTTAAAATATGCAACACCAAAGATTTACGATTACTTTAATATTGCAAAATCAATATGGGGATTGGTGAACGACAGTATATCAGTTCAGTTAAGAAGAAATAAAAACGAGTTATCAAAAAAATCTGGATATTTTTATTACCACAACAAAAAAGAAAAAACTCTATATGTTTGGGAATATAAGTTAAAGAAAACAAAAGGTTCGGTGGATTATAGAAATGTCTCAAACCAAATTTACTCTGGCCCAAGAGAAGGTTTGACTTTAAATGATATTATTAATAATTTTAGCAAGTGGAATAAACCTGATGCTAATAACAAATACCCAATCTTTGAAGTAATGGGTGGAGATGAATACCCATTAGAACAAACACTCTTACCAATCTTCAAAAGAAGAATATTAAGTTATATAAATCAGTCTTCACCAATAAAATATGATAGAGTATGAAAACAGAAATTACATACGAATTAATTGAAAAACTTGTTAATGCAAATCCAAATGATTATCTTTTGGGAAAGAAAGTAAGAGAACTAATTAATTCAATAAAATATCCCAATGATAAAGAGATTTCTAACGATAGAGGTAATAAAAAATAACCTTATACAAGGAAAATTATTAAAAGACCTATTCAAGGCAGATGCATTAATATTCATTGACAAGTTATCAACTGAAGTATACAAACTTTATCAGAATGGATTGTCTGAAAAACAAATTTTAAAACAAATAAAAGATTGGAATATATGAAAACATTAAAAAACAAACACAACGGAAAACTCGAACGAGTTAAAGACAAAGAAGCCGAACCTAAAGTTAAATACGGTTATGAATACGTATCAAAATCAGAGTGGAAAAAACAGTTCAAATCCCCAACTACAGAAACAGATGACAACACCACTTCCAAAAAACAAAGAAAAACTTCTTCTAAATAAATTAAGAGGACCTTTACATATCTCCTTTATATCGGAAAGTATTTTAAACTGCAACGAGTATAACGCAAAAGAAATACTCAAAGATTATATTGAAGATGGTATCATAGAAGAGTCACCTGATTACAAAAATTTTTATAAAATAAAATCAAATGCCTGAATTAACAAAATTTACACCGGTTGAACCGCTCAAATCAAACAGATTCATTATCAAATTTAACAAAGAGGTAACTGTACCTGAATATCTTTTTAGAAGTTTTAAAATTTATAACGAAGGGGAGAAGTTAATCTTCAAAACAAAAATGTATCAAACTGTAAATTACTCATTTAATCCTGAGGACCTATTCAAAATTACCGATGTTACGATTGAATATTTGGACCCAATTGGTGAAGTAGTAAATGGATTAAGTTTTGATATTCAAGGCTCAAACCTATCGTTTAAGAATGATTACTCTGATGATAGTCTATCAATGATTGATTTTCAGTTTGTAATTAATCCTGAAACAATGAAGTTAATTTATCAAAATAGTTGAGATATGGATAAAGAAATGGTTAATCACCCTAATCATTATGGGGGAAAGGAGAATCAATACGAGGTCGTGAAGGTGTGCGAGGCTTGGAATTTGGATAAGGACGCATATCTATTCAATGTTGTTAAATATGTAGCAAGGGCAGGAAAGAAAAACCCTGAAAAAGAATTAGAGGACCTAACCAAAGCGCTATGGTACCTCAACAGAAAAATTGAAAACTTAGAAAAAATATGATTGAAACAGGAAAAATTATAAATGGGGATTGTGTTGAGGTGATGGAAACATTACCTAAGTCATCAATTGATTTAATTGTGACGAGTTGCCCATACGGTGTGGGTATTGCATATGATGTTCATGACGATGATGTTTATTTTGAAGAGTATTTAAAGTTCTCGGAGAATTGGTTAACCCAAGCATTTAGAGTATTAAAAGATGATGGTAGAATCGCGCTTAATATTCCCTATGAAATCAATCGCCAAGATAAAGGTGGACGGATTTTCTTTGTGTCGGAGATATATCAATTAATGAAAAAAATTGGGTTTAAGTTTTTTGGTATTGTCGATTTAGAAGAAGATTCCCCACACCGAAGTAAGACAACCGCTTGGGGTTCTTGGATGAGTCCGTCGAGTCCATACATATATAACCCAAAAGAATGTGTGATACTTGCTTACAAACACAAACACATTAAGATAGTGAAAGGAGAACCACAATGGAAAGGAGTTCCAACTCAAATAGAACAAGAGGACGGAACATTCAAAACTAAAGTGGTTTATCAGGAGGAAGATAAGAAAGAGTTTATGGAGTTAGTATTCGGACAATGGAAATACCTGAACGATTCAAGACCTATGACAAAGGCAACTTTCTCAATGGACATCCCAACGAAGGCAATTAAGATACTATCTTATAAGAATGATGTGATATTAGATCCATTCGCAGGTAGTGGAACAAGTTTGGTCGCCGCTCAGATATTAGAACGAAGATGGATAGGAATTGAACTATCACCAAACTATGCGGAGGTTGCTCAAAACAGAATAAATA